ATGGATCAGCAGGAGCGTGATACGGCAAGACAGAAGAGAGAGGAAGCCATTACCCTGGAACAGCAGAGAATCCAAAATCATTTCATGAATTTGGAGCAGCAGGGTGAAGCCCTGAAGAAGGTGTTCCCCGGCTTCAATCTTCGTACTGAGTTGCAGAACCCGGTGTTTGCGAGAATGGTTGCTCCCGGCGTAGGTATCATGAGCGTCGAAGATGCCTACAAGGCCGTGCACCGCAAGGAGATTGAGGCAGCTCAATCGCAGGTGATAGCGCAGAAGACTACTCAGATGATCTCCAATGCGATTCAGGCAGGATCTCGACGCCCCGATGAAAACGGTACATCCGGTCAATCTGCTTCCGTGACTACATTCGACTATTCAAAGGCCTCTAAGGAACAGCGAGAAGCTCTCAAGCGAGAGATCTATGCTGCCCGGGCCAGAGGAGAAAAACTGTATCCCGGAAGATAAGGAACACATTTTCTCCTCACCACGTTTACGGAAAAGGAGAAATTATCATGAAGAAGTTTATCGAAATCATCACCAAGTTCCATCTGCAGATGTTTGCTGATGCGGGCACTGTGGTCATGACCACTACCGGTACCGCTAACGCCTATACTGGCGAAGTGGCCACGACATCTGCAATGTCTCCGACCCTGAAGACATTCTATGACACCGAGCTTCTGGAGAACGCCCGTGTAGAACTGTTCTATGCCCAGTTCGCACAGAAGCAGCACCTGCCCAAGGGCCGCGGTAAGACCGTGGAATGGCGCAAATGGAATACCTTCGCCAAGGCTGACAAGCTGGTTGAAGGTGTGATCCCCAACGGCCAGACCTTCGGCCAGAGTTCTATCTCTGACAGCATTGAGCAGTACGGTACCTATGCCACCGTTTCCGATCAGCTGGATCTGCACGCCTATGACCCTGTCATCCTGGGTGCTACCGAGGAGATGGGTGCTTCCATGGCTGAGACTCAGGAGACCCTGATCCGCAACGCCCTGCTGACCGGCACCAATGTTATGTACTGTGATAACGTCACCCTGGCCACCGGCGCCGTTGCCGGCACGCCCACCGCTCCCGGTGAGATGGAGGCCTCTGCAACTGTTATGTCCATCCTGACTCCCAAGATGGTCAACAAGGTAGTGACCTACTTCAAGAAGAACCGGGTGCCTCGCATCAACGGCAAGTATTACGCCGTCATCCATCCCTCCGTCGCAGAAGACCTGCGCAACAGCGATGCATGGATCGAGGTTCATAAGTATGCAGCCACCGGCGAGATCTTCAACGGCGAAATCGGCGAGCTGCACGGCATGCGGTTCATTGAGAACCCCTTTGCACCCGTGCTGGACGGTGAATATGCCAACAAGGCCGGCACCAAGACCTATGCTACCTACTGCTTCGGCAAGGATGCATTCGGCATCATCGATCCCGAGGGCGGCGCTGCCCGTATGATCGTGAAGAGTGCTGCCGAAGTTGGCGGTCCTCTGGAGCAGTTCAGCACCGTGGGCTACAAGCTGGAGACCAACGGCGCAAAGATGCTGTATGCTGAGCGCATGGTGCGACTGATGAGCTGCAGCTCTTACAGCGCAACTGATGACGCAACCGACAACGATTACGAATAATCCACTGTGGGGGCAAGGCGAAAGCCCTGCCCCCACCCATTTTTCAGGAGGTAAATTCAATGGATACCAATGAAAACAAGACACCGGCCCAGAACAAAGCAAAGACAACCAAGGTCGATGACCGCGAGGAAATCTTCGTTCCCAGAGAGTCTGGCAACACAGATCCCAATCTGGTTATCGTTCTCAATGGTAAGAACTATGTTCTGCCCAAGGGCAAGAAGAGCCTCGTTCCCAAGGCTGTGGCTGCGGAGTATGAGAGATCGAGGAGAGCACAGTACAAGGTGGACAACGCCATCTTCGATATGGTTGAGCAAGCAAAACAGCAGGCTCTGGCAGCCGGAATCAAGTAATAAGGGAGGCTCCAGAAGCCTCCCTTTTTCAGACAGGAGTGAAGTCTATGACAATTGCTGAAGCAATTTCCAAGGTCGATGCCTTGAAACCCAACACCTACACACCAGAGGACAAAATCGACTGGCTGTCCAGCCTGGATGCCAGGGTGAAGAGCCAGATCATCGATACCCATGAACACAGCGACCCCGTTTTTTTCTATGGCTACGATAACCTGATTGATCAGGATATGGAGCTTTTGGTCCCTGCTCCTTACGATGAGATGTATCTGCGCTGGCTGGAAGCAATGATCGACTACCACAACAGCGATGATGACCGCTACAACAATGCCATCAAGCTGTTCAACAATGCCTACGAAGGCTACAAGAAACACTACACACGCACCCATATGCCAAAGAGCGGTGGCAATCGGTTCATTTTCTGACAAGGAGGGATAAAGCATGGAGTATCCTACTCTCAATGTGAAGCAAAAGAGCAGACAGATGTCGGATGCCTTCCTTGGCTACAACCACAATCTGCGCATAGGCGACAGTGAGTTCTATGACATGAAGAACATGACCTCCGATTACTATCCTGTCCTCGCCCCCAGAAAGAAGCGGGGTGTCTACAAGGATGGTACCAACGCAACAGGCCTGATCGCCAAGGACAAGCTGTGCTATGTGGATGGGTCTGCTTTCGTCATAGGGGATGAGCGCATCGAGATGGAGCTTTCCGACAGTCCCAAGGATCTTATCTCCATGGGCGCGTATGTCATCATCATGCCGGACAGAAAGTACATCAACACCGTCAAGAATGGCACTGCGTACGAACAAGGGAGCATCGATGAGGAGCATACCACTACTGAGGATGTCTCCTTCACAATGTGTACTTTGACAGGCGATGCATACGAAGGTGTAACGGAGTCCGATAAGGCACCTGATAAGCCTGCCAATGGTGCGCTGTGGATCGATACATCCTCTACACCGCACACCCTCAAGAAGTATTCCGCAGCCAATGAGATGTGGGTGAGCATTGCTACCACCTATATTAAGGTGTCCTCCAAGGGCATTGGCAAGAACCTCAAGCAGTACGACGGGGTAAAGATATCTGGTATTACCGCAGAAGGAATCACTGACCTGAACAGCTCCCACGCCCTGAGGGGATGCAAGGATGACGAGATTATTATCATAGGCTTCCTGGATAAGGTTACCACCCAGACCGTGGCACAGGGCAAGATTACGATCTCCCGGAAGATGCCTATCATGGACTTCATTGTGGAGTCCAACAACCGCCTTTGGGGATGCCGATATGGTGCAGAGGAAGATGGCAACATCGTCAATGAGATCTATTCCTGCAAACAGGGTGATTTTAAGAATTGGAACTGCTTCATGAATCTGTCCACGGACAGCTACAGAGTCTCCTGCGGTACTGACGGTCAGTTTACAGGGGCAATTACCTACCTTGGTTACCCTCTGTTCTTCAAGGAGAACTGCATCCACAAGGTGTATGGCGATTATCCTGCCAACTTCCGGGTTCAGGATACTGCCTGCCGTGGCGTGCAAAGAGGTAGCCACAGAAGCCTTGCCATCGTCAATGAGGCGGTATTTTATAAGTCCGGCAACGCCGTGTGTGCCTATGACGGTTCTCTGCCTGTGGAAATGTCCACTGCTCTTGGAGAGATCCACTATGGAGATGCGATTGCCGGTGCGCATGGCAATAAGTATTACATCGATATGAAGACCACTGACGGAACATACCATATGTTCATTTACGATACGGCAAAGGGCATGTGGCACAAGGAGGACAACCTCCATGTGGATTGCTTCTGTTCGTATATGAACGAGATGTACGGTATTGACAATGACACAAAGCATATCATCACCATGCTTGGCTCTGGAACAAAGGACATCAAGAGGGTGCCGTGGATGGTGGAAACCGGCCTTGTTGGTATGTCCATGCCGGATATGAAGTACATCTCAAAACTCCTGGTGCGAATGTCTCTGGAAGTTGGTGCAAAGGTAGAGATCAGCATCCAGTACGACTCCATGGGAGATTGGGAGCAGGTATGCCAGATGACAGCGACAAGTCTGCGCAGCTTTGCCGTTCCTGTTCGTCCGAGACGATGCGATCACTTCCGCATTCGAATCGAGGGTGAGGGAGAGGGCAGAATCTACTCCATCACCAAGACCATTGAGCAAGGAAGTGATGTTTCATGAGCGTAAACATTCGCTACCCGAATATCACTGCCCAATCTGAGAAGGAACAGATTACTCAGATCAAGAGCTATCTGCACCAGCTTGTGGAACAGCTCAACTACGCACTACCTACCATCGGCTCCGGGGATGGGTCAACACAGTCTGCAGACAAAAAGTCCACAGGCACCTATGAGGTGCAAGGTGGGGAAATGTCCTACTATGAGCTGAGATCCCTGATTATACAGGAGCTGCAAGAGGTGGAAACACTCTTTGATCAGCTTTCCCAGAAGATGGAGTCGGAGTATGTGAAGGACGAAGACGTGGATCAGATAGTCCGTGAGACTCTCGCACAGGCAAAAGATAGCGGAGAGTTCGATGGTAAGGACGGACAGGACGGTCAAGACGGAAAAACCCCTGAAAAGGGTGTCGATTATTTCACAGATGCAGAGGTCAGCTCGATAGCCGTAGAGGCGGCAGGTAAGATCTCATTTACTCTGGACCAAGACGGAAATCTTTACTACGAAGTGGAGGAACAACAATGAATAAATATACGGTGCAGAAGGGTGACACCTTGGCTGCTATCGGTAGAAAGTACGGCGTGTCTTACATGGATATCGCAAAGGAGAACAATATCTCCAACCCGGACCAGATCTATGAAGGACAGACTCTGCAAATCTCTATGCCGGCCAATACGGGTTCCAACACCAGCGGCCGCGCTGATACGGTCACGCCTGCTACCACCATCAACAAAGGGACAGCCCCTGCTGCAAAGCCTGTCACATCTCCTGGCGGCGTCACATATGGTGACTTTAGTTATGCAGATTTTAATCCTATGGATGATCCTGTTATCCAGCAGGCTTATGCAGCTCTGGAGCAACACAATGCAAACAAACCCGGTGCATGGGTAGATCCGTATCAAAGCCAGTACATGGGATTTCTGAATCAGTACGAGAACAGAGATCCGTTCTCCTATGATTTCAATTCCGATGCTTTGTATCAGCAGTACAAGGATAGCTATATCCAGCAGGGCCAGATGGCAATGATGGACACCATGGGGCAAGCTGCAGCCATGACAGGTGGCTATGGTAACTCCTATGCACAGACCGTTGGTCAGCAAGCATACAACCAGCAACTGGGCCAGCTGAACGATATTATGCCGGAGTTGTACGGCATGGCATATGACCGTTACCAGCAGGAGGGTCAGGAAATGCTCAATATGTACGACCGCTACAAAGGCCTTTCCGATCAGTCCTTCGACAGACACCAGGTTGAACAGGATAACTGGTACAGAGAGGATGCTCGCCTTACGGACAACTATAACACTCTCTATGATCGTGAACATGACGATTGGGAGCGTGGCTATAACACCGCTTTGGAGGAGTATCTCACTGGCAGAAATGAGAAGTTTACTGCCGACGAGAACGAGAAGAACCGGGTAGAAAGCAACAGAGCCAATGCAAAAAGCGACCTCATTAACCTGATCACTGCTACCGGCTACGAGCCTACAGACAGCGAGCTTGCCTCTGCCGGTATGACCAGGGAGCAGGCAAAAGGTTATGCGAAAGCCTACTCTGATAGCAAGACTGGTGGCACTAGTGACTACTCCGACCTGGACTATGATACACAGCAGAAATGGAGCAAAGAAGCTAATAAGGCAGGAAAAACCTGGAGTGGCCTTACAAGTGTTTGGAATCGGATGAAAATATCTGAGCATAACCCCATGTCCTCTGCGGAGTTCATTTTGGATTATGCACTTAATAATGGCATCACCCCCACAGCTGCCGACCTTGATTCATTTCAAACGAAATTGGAAAGAGAAGGTCTTACGAATGACGAAGCCGCTGCCTTCATTGGCGAATGGGCAATGGCATTTGGCCTCATAGGCCTGAAACAGCCTTCGCAAAATCCCACTACCACCGGTGGCGGTGGCGGTGGCCGCCATATGTGGGATCAGAAATAGCAAAAGGAGGGATAATGAATGGCAGAAAAGAAAAGTTGGCGTGACTATACTTCTGGTGGAACGGAAGCCAAGGAAGACAAAAGCGACAAGAAAACCAGCAGTTGGAGAGACTATGTTAATCCCACAGCAGTTGTTGGAAAGAGTGTAACTGAACAGTTGAACAACTGGCTCACAAACCACAACAGCTATATCTCCGAGTATCAGAAGCGGAGCGAAGGCAGAAAGTACACCTACGAGGATGCCTATGTAGGCGACTCTGCCGACTGGCTGAAGTCTGAAACAGAGCGAAGGAACGCCCTTAATAATGAGGCAAATTCCATTCTGTCATACCTTGACCAATATGGTGGGCATCTTGATCCAAAGATTTTGGAAGAAGTTCGTATGACCATCAACAGGGCGAAAGATACTCAGTATCAGATCCATACAATTGCTACCCAGGACAATGAGTGGTGGAACAGTTTCAACGACGAGGAACTGGTAAAAAAATACGGTTCTGCTGAGGGCGCGTATAATTATTACCAGCGAGCCGATGGATACAATAAGAAGTACACCGGCATGACCTCCGATGAGCTTTCCAGTATCCTTGACAGCATGGAGGACGGCGAGGAAAAGGACTGGCTGACTTCCTATGCTTCTTCCGTAGACTATGAGGAGAAGAAAAACCTCGACATAGATGCCTATGCCAAGGAAATCGAGGATTTTGCTGATTTCGGTGACGAAGCTCTCACGATCAACGTCTGGTACAATGACTACATGGCAGGTAGAGAACCGGCAGATGCACACAAACTGGAAGTGTACAACCGCTTCATGAACGAGTATGGCGGTGACTTCAATGCAATCAAGACAGCCTACTCTCAGATGAATGCACGCATGAACGTGGCTAAGCGAATCCAGGAGGGTGCCAAGCTTGCAGGGGTGGCTGATCCTACCTCCGAGTTTTATGACCCGGAGTTCGCTCAATACTCCCAGTATGTGGATGGTGGAAATACTCCACTGCTTCCGTTTTATAGCGATATCGCCTATGACTTCGCTAATGGAAAAGGCTCTGTGGCAGACATCGCTGGCGGCAAGCAGTTTGCAATGGTCTCCTCGTTTGATCTGCCTAGACTGGACGCCATTTCCAGAATGAACAAGGACGAGAGGGCTATCTACAATTACTATCACTCTAAACATGGTCATGAAGCTGCCGAGGAGTATCTTGACAGCATTATAGAAGTTCTTAACTACCGCACCGGCGAAGATTATTTTGCTCCAATGAAAGGCAATCCTGTGCTGGAAACTGCTTTCGGTTTTGTTGCGGGCCTTGACCAATTTGGATCTGGTATTGCAAACCTTTTCAACGGTGATGATTACATCCCCACATCCGCTGTTCAGTACACCTCAGGCATGGTTAGAGATGACCTGAAGGACACTGGATTCAAGCTCCCTGACTGGATGGGTGGCGCATCTCTGGGGCAGGCGGCTTACGATGGTGTCACCACGATTGCCAATATGGCACCGTCGATCCTCGCATCGACGGTGGTCGGTACGATCAATCCTGCCGCAGGTGCTGCTGTTGGTAATGTGCTTATGGGCGCATCTGCCACAGGTAACGCCTATCAGGAGGCACTGAACCTTGGCTATGATAAGGGACAGGCAAGAGCATACTCCACCCTTGTTGGTGCATCTGAGACCGGTTTGCAGTATCTGATGGGTGGTATCGGCAAACTGGGTAGTAAGATATCCGGCAAGGCAGCCGCAAGCCTTGCATCCAAATTCGATAATGCCTTTGCCAGACTTGCTGTGAAATATGGCACAAATATGCTGCAAGAGGGTGCTGAAGAATACCTTCAGGAGATCCTGACTCCTGTATTCAAAAACCTCGCGCTTAAGACGGATGAGGAGGTCAACCTAATAACCGAGGATGCGATCTATTCCTTCCTGCTGGGCGCTGTTACCTCCGGCGTTATGGAGGGACCTGGCACCACAGCGCAAGCGGTACAGATGTTGCCTTTTCTAAAATCCAACCGCGATGCCGTAAAAACCTACGGCACCTATGGAGAGGACGGTGCAGTTCCTGCTCTGATTGAATCTGGACTGGAAAGCCCAACAGACAGCGAAAGCCACCGGCTTGCGCAGATTGCCGAAAGAAAAACCAACAGGGGCAAGAAACTGTCCGGCTACGAGATCCGTCAGCTGGTGTCCGAGAACCAGAAGCAAATCACAGCAGAGATTCTCGCAGAAACAAAAACAACCGCTGAGAAGCGGCTGACCGAACTGGGTGAGTCCCAGAATGTCAGCAAGATCGCTGAGCTTGTAGCAAAACGAGCCACCGGGCAGGAGATGACTCGCTCCGAGATCAGCACCCTTGCCAGAAGCCAGTACGGTGCGCAGGTTGCCAAGGAAATGCGGCAGGAAGTCAATGGCACAAAGGATTTTGACACGGTGTACAAGTCTCTAGAGGACCGTGTGGATAATATCTACACCACTTCCGAGAGTGGACAGGCTACTGTCCATGATACCAACGAGGCAATCGACCTGAGTAAGCTGGAGGTTGTAGACTTCGTCAAAGACGAGAAGACCGGCAAGGTAACGGATATGGTCATCAAAGTAGATGGCAAAGAGGTGCGGGCAAGCGATATCAATTTTGCCGATGACAGTCAGGCATACCTTTTCTCTGCTGTGCAGAAGATCGAGAACATTACTCCCGGTGATGCTCAGGTAATCATCCGGGACTATAACCCTGCTTCCGGGCAGACCGTAGGCGAGTATCTTAACGGTGTTGATGAGGCATTCACTTACGGCTACTACAACTACTCTGAAGCGGATCTGAAGGCGGGCAACTTCACTGGAAAACTGACCGATATACAGGCAAAGAGTGCCTATATGCTGGGGCAATCTGCAAGAAAGATCGGTGTCAAGTCCGAGGAAACCGTCTACAAGAAGATGCGTACAGCTGCGGAGGCAAAGATGACTGCGGAGCAAAAGACCGCACAGCAGAAGGCACAAATCGAGTCCGATGATGTGGAGGTCTACTTTGAAGACGGAGGCAAAACAGTCAAGTTCGATGAGCATACCGGCAAGTATGACGATAAGAGAATGGCTGCTGTCAACACCGCAAAGTTCCTCTCCAAGCTGGGCATCGGTGGTAAATACTACTTCTACGAGTCATATGTGAAGGATGGTGTTCGTGTCTACAAGGATGCCAACGGCAACGAGGTGGAAGCTCCCAATGGTATGTACAAGGATGCTGATGGTAGTATCCACATCGACTTGAACGCAGGTGATGCCGGACAGGGTACTACACTGTTCACTATGGGCCATGAACTTGGCCATTTCGTCAAGGCTCAGTCCAAGAGGCAGTTCAAGATCCTTGGTGACCTTATTGCCGAGGCGTTCGATAAGACAGACCTGTCTATGCATGAACGCGTTCTGGCGAAGCAGAAGTTCCTTGAGGATAAGCGTGGCAAGGCTGTCTCCTATACCGAGGCCCATGAGGAAGTTGTGTGCGATGCCCTGTCCACCATGCTCACCGATGGC